GGGCGGGCGGAGTTCACGGCGCCCGGCCCCCTGGCGGCGCCGATCTGCCTGCAGGTAGAGCGTGGTGCATCCCTGAGCGCGGTCAGCCGCAGCCTGGAGGAGCGGGGGGCGATCACCGATGCGCGGATCTTCCGGCTGGGGGCGGAATATTCCGATCTGGCCGAGGCCCTGAAGTTCGGGAGTTACATGGTGCCGGCCGGTGCGAGCATGGCGGAGGTGCTGACGGCGATCACCTCTAGCGGGCGGTCGACCTGCGGGCGCGATCTGAACTTTCGGGTGGGTGTCACCCGCAGCGATGCGGTGTTGAGCGAGTTGGACCTGACCACCAATGATTACATGGAGGTGGTCCGGTTCGAGGCCGGGGTGGAGACCCTGCCGCCCGAGTACCTGGAGGTGGCCGATGACCCGGCGCTGGTGTTCCGGGTGACGGTCGCCGAAGGCGTGACCAGCTGGCAGGTGGTGGATGCCCTGCAGAAGGCGGACTTCCTGCAAGGCTCGGTCGAGACGGTGCCGCCAGAGGGAACGCTTGCGCCCGGCGGTTATGAGGTGGCGCGCGGCAGCGAGCGGGGAGCGCTCATCGCCGAGATGACGGAACGTCAGACGGCGGCCTTGGCGGCCGCCTGGGAGGCGCGGGCGGCGGACCTGCCCTATGACACGCCGGAGGAGGCGTTGATCATGGCCTCGATCATCGAGAAGGAAACCGCGATCCCCGAGGAGCGGGGGCTGGTAGCGAGTGTATTCGTCAACCGGCTGGACCGTGGGATGCGGCTGCAGACCGACCCGACGGTGATCTACGGCATCACGAAAGGACAGGGTGTCCTTGGCCGGGGCCTGCGGCAGAGCGAGTTGCGCCGCGAGACGCCTTGGAACACCTATGTCATCGACGGGCTGCCGCCAACGCCGATTGCGAACCCCGGAGAGGCGTCGATCCTGGCCGCGCTGAACCCAGAGCAATCGGATTACGTGTTCTTTGTGGCCGACGGCACGGGCGGCCACGCCTTTGCCGAAACGCTGGAGGAGCACAACGAAAACGTCGCGCGCTGGCGCGCGATTGAGGCAGCACAAGGCACCGAGGGCGAGACCGGGGTGCAGGGCGAGTAGGTTAACGCAAGTTTAAGCTTGCGTTCGTCAAGCGTTTGATAAGGCGGCAATTTTTCTTGACTCAGCGCGCGCCTTGGGTTAAATCCAAAGGTATGATGCAAGACGTGTGACAGCGGTCCGGGGGCGCCCCCGAGGCCGCTTTTTCACGTCGCTCGTGCGGGGGCATGAGGGGTGATGGGACCAGATGATGCACAGTTTGACGGGCGGCAACGGGACTGATGCAGAGGTTCTGGCCGTGGTCGAGGGCCTGTTTCGCGAAGCGGCGCTGGAGCTTTACCGCACCATCACCGCTGTCAGGGCAGGCGAATTCTCGGAAGTGAAATCCGCCCAGACGGCGATCCGCGATCTTCGCGCGACGGCGCTGCAGGTGTTGGAGGAAAGGGGCAAGGTTGACAAACTCCGCAAGCAGATGGCCAGTGATGCTGGCGCCGGGGGAGCCCTCGATCTCGATGGGGCCAGAACTGAGATCGGGCGCCGCCTGGCTCGCCTCCGCGACGCAGGAAGCAGTGGATGAGTTTCTGGGGGGGTTAAGCGAGAACGCGCTGTTGTCGCTGCCCTGGCTGTTCGAGTTCTGGGCGCTGCCGCATCAGCTGCCTCCCCGGGGCGCCTGGAAGACTTGGGTGATCATGGGCGGACGCGGTGCGGGCAAGACGCGGGCAGGGGCGGAATGGGTGCGCGCGCTGGTCGAGGGTGCGGGGCCGGGCGATCCGCGCCGGGCGCGGCGCGTGGCGCTGGTGGGCGAAACGATCGACCAGGTTCGAGAGGTAATGGTGCTGGGCGAAAGCGGGATCCTGGCTTGCTCGCCTCCCGACCGGCGGCCGCATTGGCACGCGACCCGGCGCCAGTTGGAGTGGGAGAACGGCGCGATGGCGCAAGTGTTCTCGGCGCAGGATCCCGAGGCGTTGCGGGGGCCGCAGTTCGATGCCGCCTGGGCGGATGAGTTGGGCAAGTGGAAGAAGGGGGCCGAGGTCTGGGATCAGCTGCAGTTCGCGCTGCGGCTGGGAAGGCACCCGCGCCAGGTGGTGACGACCACGCCACGCAATGTGGGCGTGTTGAAGGCGATCCTGAAGAACCCGTCGACCGTGATCACTCATGCCCCCACCGAGGCGAACCGGGCCTATCTGGCGGAGAGCTTTCTGGCCGAAGTGCAGACGCGTTATGGCGGCACGCGGCTTGGGCGGCAGGAGTTGGAGGGGGTGCTGGTCGAGGATCAAGAGGGCGCCTTGTGGACCCAAGCGATGCTGGTGGCGGCGCAGGAGGCTGCGCCGGTGGTGCCCACCCGGGTGGTGGTGGCGATCGACCCGCCCGTGACGGCGATGAAGCGCAGCGATGCTTGTGGGATCGTGGTGGTGGGGGCGGACACGCGGGGGGCGCCCAAGGACTGGCGTGCGGTGGTCCTGGAGGATGCCTCGGTCAAGGGGGCGACCCCGGAGGGCTGGGCGCGGGCGGCCTTGGCGGCGATGGAGCGGCATGGGGCGGACCGGCTCGTGGCCGAGGTGAACCAGGGCGGTGACCTGGTGGAGCGGCTGGTCCGGATGATCGACCCTCTGGTGCCGTTCCGGGCGGTGCATGCGACGCGGTCGAAGATGCTGCGGGCCGAGCCGGTGGCGGCTTTGTACGAGCAGGGGCGGGTGCGCCATGTCCGGGGCCTGGGGGCGCTGGAAGAGCAGATGGGCAAGATGACGGCGGCGGGCTGGCAGGGGTCGGGGTCGCCTGACCGGCTGGATGCGCTCGTGTGGGCGATGACCGACCTGATGCTGGGGGCGTTGCATGGCGGGCGACCCAGCGTGCGGTCGCTTTAGCGGATTTAGGGAATTCGCAGGTCATATGGCCGGGCCGAACAGGCAGCCCGGGACAGTCGGGCACGGCCCGGGGCTAGAAGGAGTGCTAGGATGGTCTTCGATTTCCTGCGGAAGGCGCCGGTAGAGGCGGTTCCGGAACGCAAGACTTCGGCCGTGGGTCGGGTGATCGCCTGGGGCCACGCGGGCCGCGTGGCCTGGAGCCCGCGCGACACCGCCAGCCTGACGCGGACCGGGTTCCAGGGCAACCCGGTGGGCTTTCGCGTGGTGCGGCTGATCTCCGAAGCGGCGGCGGCACTGCCCTTGGTGTGCCAGACGGTGGAGCAGCGGTTCGACACGCATCCGGTGATGGACCTGATCTCGCGTCCCAACGGCGCGCAGGGACGGGCGGAGTTCCTGGAGGCGGTTTACGGGTATCTCCTTCTGGCCGGAAACGCCTATGTCGAGGCTGTGCCGGGTCTGGCGGCGATGCCGGGCGAGCTGCATGTGCTGCGGTCGGAACGGATGAACCTGGTTCCCGGCGCGGATGGCTGGCCGGTGGCCTATGACTATACCGTCAGCGGGCGGACGCATCGCTATGACGTGACAGGCGAGATGAGCCCGATCTGTCACCTCAAGACCTTCCACCCGCAGGATGACCACTATGGGTTCTCGCCCATGCAGGCAGCGGCGGTGGCGGTGGACGTGCACAACAGCGCGTCAAGCTGGTCGAAGGCGCTTCTGGACAACGCGGCGCGGCCTTCGGGGGCGATCGTCTACAAGGGCGCTGACGGGGCGGCCTCGCTGTCTTCGGACCAGTACGACCGGCTGGTGAGCGAGATGGAGGCACATCATCAGGGCGCGCGGAACGCTGGCCGTCCGATGCTCCTGGAGGGCGGGCTTGATTGGAAGCCGATGGGGTTCAGCCCGTCGGACATGGAGTTCCAGAAGACCAAGGAAGCGGCCGCGCGCGAGATCGCGATTGCCTTTGGCGTGCCGCCGATGCTGCTGGGGATCCCGGGGGATGCCACCTATTCGAATTACCAGGAGGCGAACCGGGCCTTCTACCGGCTGACGGTTCTGCCCTTGGCGACGAAGGTGATGGCGGACCTGGCGCATTGGCTGTCGGGCTTCGCCGGCGAGGCGGTGGATCTGAAACCCGACCTGGACCAGGTGCCGGCGCTGGCGGCAGAGCGCGATCAGCTGTGGAGCCGTGTCGGGGCCTCGGACTTCCTGACGGTGACCGAGAAGCGGATGCTGTTGGGTCTGCCGAAACTGGCGGAGGAAGAATGACGGCCAGGCGAGGGGAAAGCGGATCGCGCTTTGTCTACGAGAGTTTCGATGCGGCTGCAGCGCGGATCGAGGCGAACGAGCGGGTCGCAGACGAAAGGTGGCAGGCGCTTGAATACCGGCTGGGGCTGATCGAGGCGACGCTAGAGCGCCTGGAGAAACGGATCTGGGTCGGCGTCTATGGTATGGCGACGTTCCTGTTGGCGCAGATGGCTGAGACGGTCATCCAGGCAGCGATGAGGTGAGGCGATGAGTGAATACGGCGCGCCCGAGCGCAAGTTCCACCGGCCAGAAGCCGGCTTGGTGATCGGCGAAGGGCAGGTGGTGGAAGGCTATGCCAGCCTGTTCGGCAAGACCGACCAGGGCGGCGACATCGTGCAGAAGGGCGCCTATGCGGCCAGCCTGAAGCGGCTGGCGGCGCGGGGGAGCCGGGTCAAGATGCTGTGGCAGCACGACCCAGGCCAGCCCATCGGCGTCTGGGATGAGGTGCGCGAGGATGCCACGGGCCTGTGGGTCAAGGGTCGCATTCTGAGCGAGGTGGAGCGTGGCCGCGAAGTGGCGGCGCTGGTTCAGGCCGGAGCGATCGACGGGTTGTCCATCGGCTATCGCACCGTCAAGGCGGAGCGCGACGGTAAGGGCAAGCGCCTGTTGTCAGAGCTGGAGCTCTGGGAGGTTTCGCTGGTGACTTTCCCGATGCTTCTCGAGGCGCGGGTCGCGGCCAAGGCAGACGCCCTGGACGATGACTGGCGCGACATGGCG